GGGCCGGGACCTCTTCTTTCCCTCCAAGGGCTATGGCACCAAGCAGCAACGGATGAGCCCCTACTCGGCGCCCACCAAGAGTGGCGGCGAGGTCCGCCACATCGGCCAAGGCTACCACCTGACCTATCGCCGTGCCGACGGCGTCTTCTTGGCCCACGTCAATTCCGACGCCTGGAAGACCGAGCTGCACGCCGCCTTACAGGCCGAGTCGGGCGAGCCCGGATCGCTGACCCTCTGGGCGGGCCAGCCGGGCGAGCACGACGACTGGAGCAACCAGGTCACGGCCGAGAAGCAGAAGGAAATCTACATCGCCGGCAAGGGCGAGTGCGTGATCTGGGAGCACGTCCGGCGATCGAATCACCACGGCGACGCCAGCTACACCGCCATGGCCGCCGGCCATTTTATAACCGCCGCGCGGGCCGAGGAGGCGGCCCGCCAAAAACAGGCGCCCGAAGGCCGGTCGGCGCTAACCCTCCCCGACGGCCGAGCGTACATGCTGACCGAACGCCAATAACCGAACCCAAAGGAGACACGATGGCAGCCGCCGAAACGAAAACCAGAACCAAGACACGCGACGGGAACTCCGGCGCGTTACCGAAGGCCTCCCTGCAAATCGGCGACTCCGCCGCCGTGGAGGTGGAGTCCGTCCGTCTCGAATTGGAGTCATCGCCCACACCAACGGAGATCGGCCCGACCATTTCTCGGGAAATAGAAGTGGTTACCGCAACGATCAGCGTGCCGCTGGGCGAGGTTCCGCTCGACCTGGTCGATGCCGGCCGGGTATATCTCTCTCGCCACGTCGAGGCCGGCCGACTGACCTCCCAGCAGAGGCTCAGCCTCCGCCGGCTGGTGATCGGGCTCGACCGATCCGGGTCCCGCCTGGCCAATGACCGTCGAGTCGGTTCCAACGCCGACGCGATCCGCTGGCTGTTGGAGCAATTGCCGGAATGACCAAGAAGAAACCCGCCGAGAAGAAACCGATCGCCAAACGGGCCGCTGGCTCCGTGGCCGCCTTTCCCTGGATCGCCGAGCCGCTGCGTCCGCTGGCCGAGCCGCTGGAGAATCTCACGCTCGACCCGGCCAACGGCCGCAAGCACGACGCGGCCAACCTCAAGTCGGTCGCCAGCAGCCTGGCAAAATTCGGCCAGCGCGTGGTGCTGGTCGTCAACCGCAAGAACGGCCAGATTGAGAAAGGCAACGGCACCTACCTGGCGGCCAAACAACTCGGCTGGTCACATATCGCCGTCTTGTGGGTCGACGACGATCCGGCCGCCCAGACCGGTTTTAGTATCGCCGACAACCGCACGGCCGAACTGGCGGTCTGGGACGACGCCATGCTCCAAGCGGCGCTTTTGCAAATCGAGGACACCGACGCCGATCTCTACAGCGACCTGCTCTTGGATTCGCTCCGCCAGGCCGACGAGGATCAAGCGGCCGGCGTCGTGCAAGCGGTGCCCGAGACCTTCGAGCTAATCGTCGAGTGTCGCGACGAGGCCCAACAAAAGGCGCTCTTCGAGCGGCTCGGCAAGGAAGGCCACAAGTGCCGGCTGTTGACGATGTGAGGGGGAAAAGGGGAAACACAAAGGGAAAAGGGGAAGAAGGTCAAGTGAGGATACCAAAACATGCCCACGATTGAGGTGGAGGTTAGTTCGCCGCTGGTCGATTCGTTTCGGGTCGAGCAGGTGGCCGGGATGTTCGACTTGAAACTCGACGGCCGGATCGGCGAACGCTTCGAGGCCGAAGTGCCGGGCCCGGAGGAAGAGTGGCAAATCGGCGTGATCGTCGGGCCGAGCGGATCGGGCAAGTCGACGATCGCCCGTGAAGCGTTTGGCAAGCGGCTGGCCGGCGACTTCCGCTGGCCCAAGGAAAGGGCCGTGGTCGACGGGTTCGACAAGTCGCTCTCGATCAAGCAGGTCACCGCCGCGCTGGGGTCGGTCGGTTTTAGCTCGCCGCCCAGTTGGCTCAAACCCTACCACGTGCTCTCCGGTGGCGAACGCTTTAGGGCCGACCTGGCCCGAGCACTACTGAGCGGCGGCGAGCTGGTGGCCATCGATGAGTTCACCAGCGTGGTCGATCGCACGGTGGCCAAGATCGGCTCGGCCGCCGTGGCCAAGGCGATCCGCAAGGGCTGGCTGGCCAAGCGTTTCGTGGCCGTCACCTGCCATTACGACGTGATCGATTGGCTCCAGCCCGATTGGGTTTTGGATATGGCGAGTTGTCAGCTCGCAAGGGGGTCTCTTCGGCGACGCCCGCCAATCGAAATTAGCGTCGCTCCAATCCACCGTTCCGCCTGGGTTTTGTTCCGCCGCCATCACTATCTGAACCACGACCTGCTGGTCGGCGCGAAGTGTTTTGCCGCCTTCGTCGACTCCGAGCCCGTCGGCTTCTCGGCCTGGTGCAAGGCGATGACGCGCGGCGCGAGCGGCAATAACATGCGCGAACATCGCACCGTGGTCCTGCCCGACTACCAGGGCGTGGGCATCGGCAACCGCCTCTCCGACTTCTGCGCCTCGATCTGGACCGGCCTGGGCGTCCGCGCATACTCCACGACCAGCCACCCGGCAATGATCGCCTACCGCTCGGCGTCGAGTAATTGGCACCGCACGCGGCTAAACATGACGCAGCCATCGTCATCGAGTTCCTTGCAGACGGCACAAGCACGCCGCGCGCTGAGCCGTTACGAAAAGAGCCTGCTCGACTATCAGCAGACCAGCGGTCGACTGGCGCTCACCTCCTGCGGCCGCCTCACCGGCGGTTTTCGTTACGTCGGCCAGCCCATGGCCCGCGACCTGGCCGAGCGTTACGCGGCCGGCGGCGCCTCGATTTTCCAGCCCCGCCCCAGCGCCCAGCGGTTGGAGTCCCTCGTCCGCCGCTGGCCCGGCTCGACCGTCCCGCTTCTGGCCCGCATGAGCGGCCTTTCCACCACCTGCGTCCGCCACTGCCTGGACGAGCTGATCGAGGCCGGCGCCGTCACCCGCTCCGGCCGTGGCGGCCGTGGCGGTCGCCAGCACGCCTTTTATGCGAGCGACGAGGGGTGAGGGTAGTGGACTAGTTTGCAGAGTTCAGCAGCAAACTAGTCCACTATCCACCCTACTATCCACTCTCTTTTCGTGGCTTTCATCCGCGCTGATCCGTGCTGATCCGTGGCTCTTTCCTTTCTTCGCTCCCCGCCACTCCTCATACGGCCCCGGTTCCCGCTGGAATTCCAGAATTTTGTTCTCCTTTGCTTGTAAGGAGTTACGGCCTATTCCACCAATTTTGGGGGTTTCCCTTATTGACCCATCCGAGTGGGACGATATACTACAAGAAGAAGGGGATAAGAAAGGAAACCACCATGAACCGAATCAAACGAGAAGCACGCCGGCGGGGCCTCGATTGGCGGGCCGTCCAGGACGCTTATGCGGAACTGAAGGCGGCCGAGATCGAGCGACGCGAGCATCCCAACGAAGTCCGCGCCTCGGCCTGGATGATGGCCACCGCCAGCCGGCCCGGCAGTTGGCCCTTCTGGCGCCACGGCTTCCTGAGCCGCTGGGGCGATCGGATCGCCCGGGGGTCCGACTTCACGGTCATCCCCGGCTACGACGAGATCGGCCAGCAGATCGGCACCTGGTTCCCCGAGTACTCCGACGGCACCGAGCGGCTCTTCGACTTCCTGCTTTCCACTTACGACAAACTGCCCAACCGCGACGACCTCTACCGCAAGGCCATGGACCTCGTCGAGGCCCAGCCGGCCGACAACCAAACCGATTCCACCATCCCCTTTTAATTCAAAGGAAGAAATCATGCACCAACCCAACCTGTTCGAGCGCTACCCAAAGCCGACCGCCACCAACCAGCAATGGCTCGAATTCGAGGGCCAGCCGGCGGAGGCAACCGAAGAGACGCCCGCCCTGGCGCTCTTCGAGCCGGCCGACGTCATCTACTCCTACAGCCGCCGCCAGGCGATCGAGGACGGCGTCTTGTTCCAGTGTTCCGGGCCCGGTTACCAGGGCGACGATTGGATCCCCAAGATGGTCGCCGAAGCCGGCTTCCGCGTGCCGGTCGCCATGACCGCCGAAGTCTTCGCCCGCTACGTCGAGTTGACACCGGCCGCCGAGCGGGCTTGCAACGACATCAAGGGCCGACTCTGGGACATCTTGTATATGCTGCGTACCGCGATCAAAGCCAGCCGGGACGAAACTGAACTCCGCTTCGAGCTGCGGGTGGTGACCAGCCGCGTTCGGCCGTCGCGAGTCGTGCTCAAATCGGTCTGCGGCCCGGGCGACGACGGCGAGCCGGTAATCACGATCATGCTGCCCGATCAGGACTGACCCAAACTCGACCCCAAAACCAACACGGCCCGGCCATTTCCCGGGAAATGGCCGGGTCGGAAAGGGTGTTTCCCATGCCGACAGCAGCGTTTATACTCAGTAACGACCCGCCGCCCGAGCGGGGCCCCGCGCCGATCCGGCCGCGGAGTCAGCGTCAGCGCGTGTTTTTTTCCGGCCTCGACTGCCTGGCCGGCCAACGCGACTTGTTCGATACCGATGGCCAGTCCGAGAAGGAGCCCGACGAATGCGAGCCCTGACGATCGACGGAATCTGGGCCTGGGCGATCATGGCCGGGCACAAGCGGGTGGAGAACCGTAGCTGGCGGATCAAGCCGGGCCCGCTGGCGATCCATGCCGGGCTGGCCCGCAAGCGCGACGCGGCCGCCCGGGCCGCCCTGGAATCGATCGGCCTGGCCGTGCCCCCGGACGAAGAAATCCCCCGGGGCGTTTTGCTGGGAACCGTCGAAGTGGTCGACGCGGTCGATCTGGCCGATTACGATCCAACCGGCGACCCCTTGGCCGCCGGCCCGATCCGTAACCTCTTGGCCGACCCCCGCCCCTTCCCCGAACCGATCCCCGCCGTCGGCCGACAGGGGCTTTGGAACGCTGCCGTCGAATAGCCACGAAACAATCGAAAGATTTCCGGACGTTCCGGAGCTTCCGGGGCCGGAACATCCGGACGCTGTAGCCAACTCTCGGCCGTTCCGCCTACGTTGGCGGAATGAGCACGCTCTCCTCAACCTCGACCGACGCCGCAGTCCAAGCGGCCTACGACGACAACGCCAGCTATGCGGAGGACGGATCGGCGTCGAAGGCCAATGCCTTTTGCACGGCGGTCCGTCTCTTGCTGCGCCGCCAGCCCAAGCGGTTCGCTAGTGGCGGCCGGGGCGGAGAAGAGCTCGAACTGGACCCCAAAGTCCTTCAGGATGAGTTGCGCGACGCCCAGGCTTATTTGAGCGCTAACTCCACGGCTGCCATCAGGTACACCTCGTTCGAGGAGCTCCGTTGATGGCCCGCCCCAGCGCCAGACCCTCCATCACGACCGCCGAGCGATTCGAGGAGCTGCGATCCGACTACGCCGCCGCCCGTGGCAGCCGCTATCGGCGGCGTCGCACGGGCGTTGCGGCAATGGGTTCGGGCGCCGACTACCATTATCGGTCCGAAGCCGGATATCTCGGGCTGATGGAAACGGCCCGCGACATGGACCGCAACGACGCGATCGTGGGCCAGACGGTCGACCGGGCGGTAACGAATCAGATCCAGGACGGGATAACGCTTGACGTCCGCACGGGCGACGACGCGCTGAACGCCGAAATGACGGCCCGCTGGCTGGACTACAGCACGGATCCGGACCAATGCGACCTGGCCGGCGAATCGCCCTGGTCCGAACAGGAATGGCTGGCACCGCGGCAGATGCTCGTCGACGGCGACGTGCTGGCCCTACCGCTCCGCGACGGCCAACTGGAAATGGTCGAGGCCCACCGGCTGCGGACGCCGCGCAACACGCAACGCAACGTGGTCAACGGCGTGCTCCTCGACCCGGGGAGTCGGCGGCGGCTGGCCTACTGGTTCACCAGGGACGACGTTGACCCGCTGCATTCGGTTAGCCGAGTGGGCGATATGCGGCAAATCCCAGCCCGCGACGAGGAAGGGCACCGGCAGGTTTTCCACATCTATAACCGCAAACGCTCGACGCAAACCCGAGGCGTTACCGCCTTCGCGCCGATCATCGACGCGCTGGGCATGTTCGAGGACATCAATTTCGCCAAGATGGTGCAGCAGCAGGCGGTGAGCTGCTTCGCCGTCTTCCGCGAACGAGAGATTGGTTTTCGCCTGGGTAACGACACGGCCCAGCAAGGCGAGCGGACAAGCGAAACCCTCGGCGACGGCAGCACGCGGACGATCGAGGGGCTGTCGCCCGGAATGCAAATCTCCGGCCTGCCCGGCGAAAAGCTCCGCATGGATTCGCCCAACGTGCCGAACCCCGAATTCTTCCCCCACGTCCGCCTAATACTGACGCTGGTCGGGATCAATCTGGGGATGCCGCTGGTCATGGTTTTGATGGACGCCAGCGAGACCAACTTTTCCGGCTGGCGTGGCGCCGTCGACCAGGCCCGGCTGGGCTTCAAGCGCAACCAGAAGTCGCTGATCTCCAGGTTCCACCGGCCGGTATACCTCTGGAAAGTCCGCCAATGGCTGGCTGAGGATCACGTCTTGTGCGCGGCCGCCAAGGCGACGGACATTGATATCTTCGGCCACCGCTGGAACCCGCCCGGCTGGCCCTATATCGAGCCCTTGAAAGACGCCTCGTCCGATCTGTTGCGGACTCGTAACGCCCTAATCTCGCAGCGTCGCCGCTGCCACGAGCGCGGCATGGACTGGGACGATCTGACCACGGAGATCGTGGAGGACAACGCCCTGCTGATCTCCCGGGCGGCCGACCAGGCCGACGCGTTGAACGAGAAGCACCCCGGCCTAAACGTCACCTGGCGTGAAGTGGCCAGCTTGCCCATGCCCGACGGCTTCAAGATGACAATCGACACGGCCGACACGGCCGACGCCGGCGACACGCCGGCCAAGTCCGGCAAGCAAAACCAAAAGGGGGCCAAGGATGCCTGATCCGCTGATCCCTACCATCGCCAACCCGCACCAGCTCGACCTAAGCGTGCCGCACTTGGGCGAGTATTTTGGTATCTGGGCGATCCACGAGCAGCCTTTCCGCGCGGCCGTCGATCGGGTGTCCGGGCTGGACCTGCGAGCGCACGTCACCTTCGAGCAAGCGAATCCGACAGCCAAATCGTCCGCCCGGGCCGAATACGGCGTGACCGCTGGCGGCGTGGCCCTGATCGACATCAGCGGCCCGCTGATGAAATACGCCAGCTCGCTTTCGGGCGGCACTTCCACCGTCCAGGTCCGCCGCTCGATCCGCACGGCCGCCGCCGATAAGGCAGTCAATGCGATCGTCCTGCGGATCGATTCGCCGGGCGGCACGGTTTCGGGCACCTTCGACCTGGCGGACGACGTAGCCGCCGCCAACCGCATCAAACCGGTTGACGGCTACCTCGAAGACCTCTGTGCCAGCGCCGGCTATGCTGTTGCCTCGCAATGCGGGCGGCTCTCCGCCAACCGAACCGCCCTGGTCGGCGCGATCGGCACCTACGCGGTGATTCACGATCAATCGGCCGAGGCCGCGAAACTCGGGGTCAAGGTCCACGTTTTGCGTGCCGGCCAGTACAAGGGCGCCGGCGTGCCGGGCACCGAGATTACGGCCGAGCAGCTCGCCGAGTGGCAGCGCGTGGTCGACTCGCTCAACGAGCATTTTATTCAAGCGGTCGCCGCCGGCCGGCGGGCGCTTTCACTGGAACAGGTCCGCGACCTGGCCGACGGTCGAGTCCACGTCGGCCAGGCCGCTCTCGCTCTAGGGCTGATCGACGGAGTCGAAACCCTCGACGCCGTGGTAGCTCGTCTTTCCCAACCCAGCAAGAACAGGAGTAGTAAGCCCATGACGCAAGAGAACACCGCGACGCAAGAGAACACCGCCCCGCTCCAGGCCTCGGCCGCCGCGCTCGACGAGCTGAAGGTCTGCTGCCCCGGCGCGTCCAGCGACTGGATGCTCGGCCAGCTCGAGCGCAAAGCCACGCTGGACCAGGCCCGCAGCGCCTGGGCCGAACAGCAGCAGGCCACGATCGCCGAGCAGGCCAAGCAGATCACCGAGCTGAACGAGAAGGCAGAAGCGGCCGCCAAGAAGCCGGGCGTCGAGCCGCTGGGCAGCGGCGACAGCACGTCCGCCATTACGGGCGACGCCCAAGCCGAGTGGGACGAAGCGATCGCCGTGAAGGTCAAGGGCGGCATGGCAAAGGCCCGCGCGACCGCGGCCGTCGCGAAAGAGAACCCGGAACTCCGGCAGGCCCTCGTCGACGCGGTCAACTAAGGGCACCAATCAGCCACCAATCAGCCAACCAACGAAACTAAACTCTAAAATTGGAGACTCGCAAAATGAGTCAGTCCGTCGCAACAGGCACGCGGCAATTTACGGCCGCAGCCGCCCGCGCCAAAAACCTGCGTGTGTATTCTTCCTCGGGTACACTGACGACCGCCGGGGCCAGCAATCAGTCGATCGGCGTCCAGCCCGAGGCGAGTTTGGCGGCCACTGACATTGTGGCTGTCCGGCTGCGCACCGCGGAGGGTACCGTCAAAATGGTTGCCGCCGGCGCTATCACGTCGGGAAACCCGGTCTACGCCGCCGCCGCCGGCACGATTGCCGCCACCGGCACAATCGTCGAGGGCATCGCATTTGAGACGGCCGCCGTCTCCGGCGATGTTATCGAGGTGATGCCGACCCCGGACACGGACGTGGCCGCCGCGACCACCGGAACCACGGCGGTGGGATTCGAGGTCGATTCGGACTCGGCAACGCCGAAGATCGCACTCTCGGGCCAAGCCGCCGGGAGCGGCGACTTCACCGCCACGATCAAGCCCGAAGCCGCGCTTTCCGCCGACAACGACATTCTGTTGCCGGAATCCGACGGGGACACGCTTGTCTGCTTGACCCTGGCCCAGACGCTGACCAACAAGACGCTGACCGCGCCGGTGGTTACCGGAGAGGCCAGCGGTACGACCATCACCAAGATCGTGCCGTTCATCGAGAACGCCACGAACACGATCCACACCGGTACGGTGCCGATCCCGGCCGGGGCGATTCTGAACAACATTCAGGTTGTCAACACGGTGCTGTGGGGTGCTGCGTCCGCGGCCCTGGACGTTGGAGACGACGACGACGCCAACGGCTACTTCGCCGCGGTGGACTGTAAGGCTACGGACCTGCTGGTCGGCGAGGTGCTGGAAACCGGCGACGATGGCTGTTGGGGCGGTAAAGAGGGGGCGTACCTCACGTCAGCGGGCCGTCGCGGTGGCGTCGACACGGGCAACGCTGGCCCGTACTACGCCGCCAGCAACAATATCATCGGTGTGATGACCGTGGGCACGCCCGCCGCGACGACCGGCCGCAGCTTCATGGCCGTCACCTACACCATCCCCGAGGAGATCGCCGCCGTCGCCACTGGACCGTAAACAATAACCAGGGGCCGGGGCATTACGCCCTGCCACTGACTAACAACCAATCACTACTACGGGAGTTAAAACCATGCCCTCACCCTCAAGTTCCTTGGCAACACTGCGGCCCGACCTGGCCGGCAGTCTGACGGAGTTCGATCTCGCAATGGATCGGCTCGGATTCATCGGGCATAACATCTTGCCCGTGTTGGAAGTCGGCGCTCAGTCCGGCAACTTCGGCGTGATCCCGATTGAGCAACTACTCCAGGAGCGCGACACGGCCCGCGCACCCGGTAGCGGCTACGCTCGTGGTAGCTTCACCTTCGAGCCCGAAACCTACGCTTGCTTCGAGCACGGTGCCGAGGAGCCGATCGACGACCGCGAACGTGCCATGTATCGCGAGTATTTCGACGCCGAGTTGGTGTCCACTCAGCGTGCAATGGACGTGGTGTTGCGTAACGCCGAGGCCCGCATCGCGGCGGCTGTGTTCAACGCGACCACGTTCACCAGCCAAACCACGTCGATCGTGGAGGAATGGGACGACGCGACCAACGCCGTGCCAATCACCGACGTCGAGACGGCCGTGCGCGCCGTGTGGGCTCGATGTGGAATCTGGCCCAACGCCCTGGTTATCAATCGCACGGTGTTTCGCAACCTGCGACTCTGCGACCAGGTCAGGGAGCAAATCGAGTCCAGCGGTGCCGGTAACGCATCCAAGGCGACCGACATCACGGTCGAGATGCTCAAGGCGGTCTTTGACCTCCAGCATATCTTTGTCGCCGGCGGCGTCTACAACAGCGCGACCGAGGGCCAGACGCTCAGCATCGCCTCGCTCTGGTCGGATGAATATGCGATGGTCTGCAAGGTCGCCGCGTCGAACGATATCCGCGAACCGTGCCTCGGTCGGACGATGCACTGGGCCGAAGATGGATCGATTGTCGGTGCCACCGTGGAGTCGTATCGGGACGAAACCGTACGGTCGGACATCATCCGGGCCCGGCACGACGTCGACGAAAAGATGCTCCACACCGAGAGCGCCCAATTGCTGGACAACGTGACCACCTAACCCGAAGTCGCGTGTAACCGCACGGAGCGCGTGAATCGTGAGCAAGTACTCGGAGTTAATCCAGGCGATGGGCGTTCCCTTGCTCATGAATCAGCTTGGGGACGCCGGCGTCGTGACCTACACGCCCGACGGCGGCGAGCCGGTCGAACTGACCGCCGTCGTCGGCGACTCGGGCACCGAGCAAGAGAACACGGAAACCGGCCTCAAACAGCGCGAACGGAGGCACCTGGTGATAACCACCGACCCGAGCGGCGACTACGGCGGCGTGGCCAGCCCCTCGGTCGATGATACGGTAACCATCAGTGGCACCGATTGGGCCGTGGAAGAGATTTTGTCGCAAACCGACAGCCTGGCACGTCTGCAACTCGTGCGCCGGGCGACCGTCGAACGCAGCCGGCCCGGGCTGAGGAGGGAATAGCGTGACCAGTGAAGAGAGCAACGGAATCAAGCGCTACCTGACGACGCACGGCCTCACGCTGGTGCTGGCCGTGCTGACCCAGTCGGCCGTGCTGATCTGGTGGGCGGCCACGCTCTCGACCCGAGTGGATTACGTCGAGCTGCATATCACCCAGTTGTGCGAACGGGTCTATCACCTGGAGATAGACCGAGCCCCGAAGGCGAATCCCTGATGGCCACCGCGCCCGCCAGTTCGCTCAGCCTCTCACGCGGCTACCTCCGCGCCATGCTGGCCGCCTCGACCGTCTTACGTTCTTGGTTGGGCGTGGCCAGCGCCGAGGCCGTGCTGGCCAAAATCCACGACGTGGCCCTGCCCTCGACCGTCGACCCGGCCACCGCCCGGCCCTTCGTTTTGATCTGGCCGGCGACCGAGGACGGCTACGGCCGCACGCCCAACGCGGCCGGCTCGTCGAGTGCCAGCGGCGCCTGGATGGTCGCGCTGGAAGAGTCCGTCTCGGCCTCGGCCGAAGCGGGCGCGGCAATGCTGGCCTTCGAGGACTGGTGCGCCGCGATCGTCGACAGCCTAATGGCCTTGGCCCTCTCGCAAACCGCCGGCTACCTGGCCGGCTCGGCCGTCTCCCTGGTCGACGGACCCTATCGGGGCCATCCCGACGACGAGAAAGTCCAAGGCCGCCACCAAGTCGGCGTGCTGCGGATCGATTGGGAGGGTATGTAGCGTGAAATGCAAAGTCGATTACGACGGTCCCGGCACGATCCGCTTCAAGCGCCGCTTCAACGCGGCCAAAACGATCGCCTGGACTCAGCTCGGGCTCTATTGGCACAAGGCCTTGCGCCCAAAACACTTCACCCAGGCCGGAGCCAGCGAATACGGCTACGCGCCCAGACAGGGCGAACGCGGTAGCGGCAAGGGCTTCAAAGGTAGCTACACGGGCCGGAAGCTCCGCCAAAAAGGCCACACCCGCCCGCTGGAGTACACGGGCCTTTCGCGCCAGTTGACCCGGGTGCGGATCGTCCGGCCGCTACCCGCCGGCCGCGGCGTCCGCGTGCCGCTGCGAGCGCCGGCCTTGAATTTCCACGCCGCCGAGATGACCACGATCAGCGAGCCGGAGGGGATCATCCTCGTCCGCCTCTTCAATCGCTGGATCGGCCGCTGGCTGAAGCAACACAAGAGTTGATGTGAAACCTCAATCTGAAATCCCAAATCCTCGGAGCCCATGGCCATGACCGTTGCCACACAACACCGCATATCGGGCGTAGCGATCGACTCGACGGTCATTGGCGGCATTACCGCCCAGGACCTGATGCTGGAACACGAAATTCGCGGCGAGGCCAAAAGCGGCGAACTTTACACCCGACTGCAAACGCTGGTCAAGCAGGGTTACGCCCCCGGCTTCACCACCGAGGACGTGGCCGCCGCGCTCGGCCAATGCGGTGCTACCGGCCTCTCACTGGCCACCAAGGCCCTCACGCTATACGCCATTAAACAGGCCGACGGTGCCAGTACGGCGGCAGGTGCCGTCCATCGCAGCTACGCCTTTGCCAAGGGGATCCTCTTCCCCAAAACGCTGACCTGCGAGCACCAGGGCGACGCCTCGATCAGTTTCGGGGCCGTGGTCGCCTCGGCCGACGGCTCCACCTCGCCGCTGGCGATCGCCGAAACGGCCGCGCTGCCGACAATCACCACCCATTCGGTCCATACGCTGGGCGCGATTACGATCGGTGCCAAGCCGCTGACGCACTGCAAGCGGCTGGAAATCGACTTCGGCCTGGAAGTGGTGGGCGAGAGTGCCGACAGCGATATCCTCGATACGATGGTCACGCTCAAGGCGGTGGTCACCGAGATACGTCTCAGCGGAATCGACGTCACCTGGCTGAAGTCCGACAAGGTGGCCGAGACGGGCCTGGCCGGCACACACGCCAACACGACGATCTACCTCCGCAAGCGGGCGGCCGGCGGTACGTTCACGGCCGACGCGACGGCCGAGCACATCAAATTCACCGCCGCCGGTCTGGCCGTTATCAGCAAGGCCTTTGGCGGCGATCCGCTGGAAGTCGACCTCAAGATGCCGCTGTTGTTCGACGGCACCAACGCCCCGATCACGATCGACACGACCTCGGCGATTACCTGATGAGGGGCTAGGGGCAAGAAAAATGACCATTTCCAATCTCCAAGGAAAGAAGCAATGAACAATAGTAAGCCGATCGCCGCGACCTCCGACAAACCGAAGCCGGAGCCCTCATTTCGTGAGAAATTCCCGGCGGCCGACGTCTTGCGTCGCTGCCTGGGATTGGGCAACCAGCAGGCGCTGGAACTGGCCGCCACGCTGACCACGGAAGAGAGCACCGAGCTAATCGACGTGGCCACGCTGCCCCACCACGGCCCGGCCGTCCAGCGACTGATGGACAACGCGGCCGACCGGCGGCTCAAAGCCGCCAGCGAAAAGCTCAAAGCGGCAAGCGAAGAGACCACGGATGACACGGATCAGCACGGATCGCCGACCGACGAAAACTAACACCCATCACCCATCAACCATCAACTCTCAGCTATCAAAATGGCCGGACTACTCTACTATTTTCCCAAACTTGGCTCGGGCGTCAGCCAAAAGGACTTCGTCGTCGCGGGCCTGGCCCACGCCTGGCCGGAGAGCGAGTCGACGAAGCGGACCACGCTACGCGGCCCGGACGGTGGCGAGGGCGTCGTGATGGCCCACGCGGCCCTGCCTGCCGCCCGGGTACTTTACCAGGCGGAGAGCCAAACCTGGCGCAAGGTGCCCGGCCCCGCCCCGGAGACACCGCGCGCCTGGGTCGGCTACTACACGGCCGAGCCGCCCACGCCGGCGGAGTGTGCCCGGCCCGAGCAGCTCGACGGTCACGCCGTCCGGCTGGCCGACGAGCAGTCTTGGCTGGTCCCGGTTGTCCGCGCGTTTGCCGACGAGTCGGGCAAACTCACCTTTTACGACGCGCTACCGACGATCTCCGTGCTGGACGACGACGGACACTGGCAGCCGGGCCCGGTGGTTCGCCGCTACCAGGAGCTGGCCTCCGTCGCGCTGGCCTGGTGGGATTCGATCAGTGGCGCCGAGATCGACGAGTCCGCTGGCTCGGCCCGGATCAGCTTCGACTACGACGGGCTCCGCGACGGTGCCGCCCGCATCCTCTCGGCCAACTACCGCATTGACCAGGTGGAAGCCGGGCTGCTGGGACTGTTCGACACGCTCTGCGTCCGCCAGATCCTCTACGCCTCCATCGACTGGCCCACGTACCTGGAGTTTCAAAAAAAAACCGAGGCGGCAGCCGCTGGCTCATCTTCCGAGCCTGGCAAGCCGGCCGACTCCCCGGCTACCGACCAAGTTTAGTTGACCTTTGGGCACTTGAGCAATTCCCAATTCCAATCTAATGAAAACCGAAACCCGACGCCTCCCGACGCGACGCTGCCAGGAGATCGTGGAATTCTCCGACGGCTCGCGTGTGCGCCGGTGCTATTCCAATAATTGCCCGCACTACTACCAGGACGAGGCCGGCGCGCTTCGAGCTATCGACCTCGGGCTGAAGGAGAAGCAAAACGGCAAGGTCGGCAAGCATCACGTCCGCGACCGGCATGTCGTCTCGGTCGGGCACCGCGACAACGGCGATCACTCTAAGTTCCTCGCCTTTCGGCCGGACGTGAATCAGGCACTCG